TGGTCTTGTTTATTTATTCTTGTTTGCAATTCTTTTATATTATCTATATAAATTGCTTGAACGTCCCTATTATGTCTTACTTGCATAATGTACATTGAATCAATCAAAGCTTTCTTATCTGTCTCACAAGCTGTCAATGCTTTATCATTATAACTTGAATCGGATTTATACATAAATGTTATTATCGAAGCAAGTGTTGTTATTGCTATTAGAAGAACCCAGAACAAAGCTTTCGCGGGATTTTTGATAGCAGTGTCGGCCAATTTCTCGGCCGTACTATCGTCTTTCTTCTGTTCTTGATTATCTTCCATTAATTGTTTTTTTTATTTTAATAGGTCTATTGAATCTCCTGGGCCATAATAACTGTGTTGATAATCTGGTAATTGCATACCGCAGAAATAACTGTTCCCTGCAGGGGTTATTGCGTTTATTGAATTATTGTAATAGTATTCTGGATAAGTATTCTGATTATTCTTTATAAATTCCGTTATTCTTTGTGCATAGTACTCAGCTTTGTTATTTGCATCATCTCTCAGATAAGCTATAACTTTAAGTTCTGCTGGGTTTGAGTTGTCTGAATTACGTTCTGCTACGTTCTTGTTTGTTATTTTATAGTTGATATAAGGTATAACATTATAGAAAGCAAATTGTGCCTGTGCTGGTTTTATATAATCCCTAACAAGTATTTCATATGGGTCTGTAAGTACTTCATCATATATGTCAGACATAATTTTGGTATAAAGATTGTAACCTAATATCCTCTGCATCTGCATCTCTTGCGCATCGATTACCGCTTGCTTTAAAAGCTTATCGTCAACATTATCGTCTATAACTGTACGTTCCTTTAGATAAGCTGTACTTATCAATTGAACGAATTTTCTTGCTGTTGCTGCCATTTATTTTAGTTTAATTGTGGTGTTAATGAGTCAACAAGTTTATCCGCGTCCTGTTCTTTGTACCCTATAGCAATCAACATTTGTTTTTTTGCTGCTTCAGGTAATTGAGGATTAGTAAGAATATTAATAAGATCATTAGTATTTACGTCTATTTTAACTTCTATCTCATATTGGTTCAACTTGAGTTCGTCTGTTATCTTATTAATTCCAGCCAACATATTGATATACTTCATAATCATATTTTGCTTTGGAACAACATAAGAACTGTTGAATATTCTCAAGTCTTCACTCAACAGCTTAGTATTACCCAGCTGACCAGGTATCATAACACCAAACAAAGATGGGTTAGTTACTGAGTGACCTTGATATATACCTTTTTCGGATTCTTGGTTAAGCATAATAAACATCTGATCCATACTATTAGGTTGGAAAGGAGTAATTTCTGGTCCTTTTGCATCAGCTCCACCATCTATGAAGTTTACGATAGCTTTACCTGCATTATTTGTGCCATTATAAGTCCTTTCAATTGTCTTTACAATATTCCTTCTTTCGTCATCCGATGGTACGTTGAAGAAATTAACTATAGCAGAAGGAACAAAACCCTTTTTAAGATTGTTTACATGAAAATTTGTTATTTCATACTCAATCTCAATACAGTTGAAAGTTGACAAATTACCATAACCTGGGAAAGGATAGAAATAACGTTCATCGTTACACACATATAATATCTGTGATGGCTCTTTATTTTCGTCCTCATTCGTAGGATAGTCACAATCGAACTTAGGATACCTTATAATTGATTTATTTCTATATGCACTCCATTCATCGGAGTAATAGATATAATCGTTATCATCTTTCTTTAATCTTATTTTAGAAACATCGATATATGATATAGAACCTATACCATCACCCATTTTATTCCAAACAATATTCAAAGCAAATCCACCAAATGTTTCAACATCAAGAGAAATCTTTGCAATTATCATTTCAAGGTCTTCCGTTGAATATTCATTCTTAATAAAAGATAAAGCTTTCTTAGTAATATCGTTCTTGTTGATACCATTACCACCAATCAGTTTTGCTTTTGTATCAATTATAGAATTGTGTTTGCCACTCTTCTTCTTCAAGTCAAGTAAATATTGTGGGTATTTATTATCGGAACCCCAATTTATAAAACCTTTGTTATCTGTTACTTCACAGTGTTCAGGTATTGAATAAACACCACCGAATTCAAATGACGTAGCTATTAATTTATCTTCCATTATATGTTGCTTACTTTGATTGTTTCAGGATATTCCTGTATTACTCTTATCTCTTCTACTTGACCAGTTATTTCTAATATACCTTTCTTTACTATACCAACACAATCGGCAAGTACCAATTCACCTGGGTATTCTGACTCATAAACTTCATAATCATATTGACCAGCAGATGCAGATAATTCACCAAGAGATAATATGGGGCTTGAGTTAGTTACTTTGATTAAAAATTGGCTAACTAATGCTCTGTCCTCACCAATATCGGTAACGGCGAATATAATTTCTTGTTGTGATTGTTTGTTGTATAACCTGAATGTAAAAAATGGATCTGATAATGTACAGTTATCCGCAAGAAACATATAAACGGTTGTTTCTCCATCAACACTTCCAATATTACCGTTCAAATATATCATTCTTTATTTATTAAATATGAAAAGGTAACCCAATTATTAAATCATATTGCCTTCAATTATTCTGTCAAAAGTTTATTCTGCAGGTGGTACATCAGGTAGAACTGTACCAGTCTCAATTACTTGTGCCGGTTGTTCTATTGGTGGTGTCTCTGTGTGTTCTACTTCTATTGGAGTAGGGGTTGGAACAGGTGTAGGTATTTCAACTTCCACAGTTTCAAAAAGATTTGGAAGTTTTAATGCATAGTATTTATATAAGCCTTCGCTCATGAACCTCATAAATACTATTTGCCCAGTAAACGGCGAAAATATTGAGCAGTTAAGAAATTGTTCTTTTATTTTTAATTTTTGCATTGTCTTTTATCTATTAAATATTACCCGTACCTATAATCATACTTACACAGCTTGAAAATAAAGTTACATCAGTATGATTATCTTTATAAATTGCATTGCAATCCAAATTATACATACCAGGCGACATTATTAAGTAATAAGCATTTGATTCATCCTCTACAGGTATTAGTGTTACTGGGTCACCACTTGGATTTTTAGATACATTGATATCAAAATTTAAAAAGAAATCAGCTTCAGGTGGTAAGTCAGAATGGTATATTCTTATTTTAATTAATACTTCTGTATAATTTGATGCAATGGTTTCGCAAGATATACTTGGCACAAATGTATTAAGGATACTATTGTGTGTTTTATCCATTTGAAATACTGGTGCATACTTTGCTAAATTACCTTTTACATCAGTTATTAATGTTGGTGTAATGGAACCTTCACCATTATTCCATATATATGTATAGTTTATACCACTACCAATGTTATCAACCCTAAAGCCAATACTCAATACTGGTTGATTTGTCGAACCATGTACTTGGTTATATGTTCTATATACTCTTGGTGTTGCATTCAATTGTGCCTGTGTTGCTGCAAGTACTTGATTTGGGAATGGATATGGATTAATAAATCCTAAACCATAAAAACTAACAAGATTATGTAAACCATTTAATGTATAATTGTAAACGTCATCTGGACCAATTGTTGCACCACTTATTGCAGGTGTCATTGAGAAGCTTAGTATCTCTTGAAATTCTGCAGGTGTATCTGTTGGAAATATTACACCGAGTACAGCTTCAAGAGAAACCATTGGTGAAGACATTTTAGATTTAGCTGTTAGTGTTATTGTAGCACCATTCAAATCACCAGCTATTTTGCCAATACCTACTTGTAAATTAGTACATCTAACTGGATTATCAATACCCATTAAAAAGAAATTGCCATTCTGGTCAAGAATAATTATTCTAAATTTACCTTTGTTTAATTCGGATATTACATTCTTGTTTTCTACACTCAGTGTCGATATGACCATGGTCAAATTTGTTTCGAATAAGTTTGTCCCAGTTAGTGAGTTAGTTGTAATTGTTTCACTATAAGAAGCTTGACCATCTTCCTGTGTGAATGTAAAATATTCTCCTGTCAAGAACGATATTGTCCCGTCTGTATCAAAAAAGAAATAATCATTTGAATCATAGTTTGTTATGTATATTTTGTTAACTCCGCCAAAGTTATCCATACATCCATTAAAATATCCTTGATTTATTATACAGCTCATTGCTTTATCTATTAAATAGAAAAACGGATGAACCCATAGAGCACATCCGTTTTTAAAAGTTATTGTTTGATTGTTATATAATCGCACCAGCAGCAACTGAAGGGTCAACTGTGGGAGCTAAATCCCTTTCCTTACCTATGAAGGTAATAACAGAACCGTTCAAATCGCCAGCAGCCTTGCCGACACCAGCAGTAGAAGCTGATACCCTCATAGGGTTCTGAAGACCAAGCATATGGTAATTACCAATCTGGTCAAGAACCATAATCCTCCAAGCACCCTGAACCAAAGTTTTAATCTGATTTTTTTGAGCCTGAGTAAGTTTCTTCAAGGTGATTGATACAGTTGGTTCGAAGAATGAAGTACCGTTCTCAACAGAGTTAGTAGCGTTCTCGGAAAAAGAAGCAACTTCTATATCCTGTTCGAATGTGTAAAATACTGGAGCTGAACCAGTTGTATCAGTGATAGTGTTAATCATACCTGTACCATCCATGGTGAAAGAAGCGATGTCGCTGAAGTTTGCTATGAAGACCTTCTGGACACCACCAAAGTTATCCAAACAGCCAATAGTATATCCTGAATCTAATATGCAAGCCATTGTTGTGTATTTTTATTTAAAGTTTTATAAAAACCGGGAGTGTATTCCAACTCCCGGGCTGTGTTTAATCCTTAGCTTGTAGCACCTGTGTAAAGAACAACAGACTGGTTGTAAGCAACACCGAAACCTTGCTTCCACTGAGCTCTGTAGTCTATCTGGTTGTCCTTATTCTCATACCAAAGCTTGAAGTTAGCTGGATCAGCAATATCGTCTGTACCAAAATAAAGGTTATCAGCATTTGTAAGGACCATCTGGAAAGAACCAGAAAGACCAGCTGTACCTACAAGGGTAACATTTGAACCTGGAAGAACGAATTCGAAGTTAGCATAAGCTGTTGCATCGATGTAGAAGTTATTCAAATTACGGTAAGCTCTGTAGATTGTGTTGAAGTTAGCTGGAGAAACGAACATAACTAAGTTAGTCTTTTCTGCGATAGCTTCTGGCAATGCATCCAGCGTCTTTTCAACTGCAGCGATAGCAGTACTTGAAGTAAGAGCGCCTGCAGTAGTTGCAAGAACCTTGGTTACACCTGGAGCTGTACCCAGGTACTTAAGCAGACCGTCGCAAAGAGCTAAGTTACCAGAACCTGTAGTATCACCTCTCCAGTAGATGTCTTCCATAACGCGAGATATTTTATCGATCTTGTCATTAACATAAGCTTCCTCGAAGAAATTTGGTGGAACTTCAGCATAAGAGCCTTTAATTTTCTCAACTGCACCTAACCAGTACTGTTCGATAATGTCCCAGCATATTGCTTCCTCTATCTTGATAGGACAAACAGTGATCACAGACTGTGAAAGAGTAACACCACCAAGTGGGTTAAAAGTAGAACACCCACCAGCCTGAGCAAGTAAGTTTGATGTCATAACGTTAAGTGCAGATGCATACTTTACGCCAGTCTGGATAGAAATCTTCTGGAAGGTCTTGGCTTCGAAGATTGATTCCCTTATGATAGGTACGTTAAGCTGATCTACATATTTAGTAAGCGAACTTACTGTTATTGAATTTGCCATTCATATTTTATTTTTATAAGTTATTGTTTGATTATTTGCTTGTGATTGTTACGTTGCCAGATGGCATTAATATTTTTTTGTTTTTACGAGATTTCAAGAAACTTTCTGAAACATTGTTGTTTGCCATTGCTTCTTTCTTGTTCTCCTTGATTGGGTCAACTGCTGGCTGTTTGCCTATCTTGTTGATTTTCTTGCTCATATCCTGAGAAGTAGTTGTCAGTTCCTGAAGTAATTCCATAACCTGATTCACTGTGTCTTCAAGTGAAGCAACTCTTGCAGTCAAATCTGTGAGTGCCTGAGTTTCTGCTGTATCTTCAGCAGCATCTGGGTCGACTGCATCCGTAGGAGCTGGAGCAACATCGGCCATATCAGCAGTGTCGGCTGGAAGGAAAGAACCGTAAGAGGCGATTAAACCATTTGCTACTGTGAACTGAGTACCATCTTCGAAAGTATAATCACCGTCAACCATCGGAGTAAGAGTACCGTCAGCGTTCATTGTGAATATAGCAACTCCGACTGCAGGGTCAATGCTATTTGTAGAAACAATCGAATTGTCGTCCAATTTAAGTGTAGCATCTGCAAGTAAAATTTGCTTGAGTTGATTCTTAATGTTTGCTATTTTATTTGTTAATGACATTGATTTTATTGTTTATAATTATTAAATATGAAGTTTGAAATTATTTTATTTTTTACCCATAAAAATGTCAAAAAGTAATTCGTCAAGCATTTTATCAAGTAGTTGTTCCATGTTGGGTTGTTTGCTATGCTTGATTTCAACACCAGATAGTAAACCTTCTATACTGAAAGAAAACTTGCCGAGTTCCTTGACTTCGTTCAGCCAAAAATCCTTATCCTCTATCTTTACAGATACAAACCAAGTACCAATAGGTAAATCGTAACCATACATCTTGGACTTGTCGAACTGTTGAGATTCAACAATCCAGTTCTCTTGTATGTATCCATTTACCATTCTATCTGTGTGGTCTACATTGATTGCCTTACTGTTATTACCTCTACTAAATTTCTGCTGCATCTTACGTATTGTATCTGCAGTGAAGAAAACATTGTACTCATAATCGCCATCCTTACGATAAATCAATTTATCTGGTATCATGGCTGGACCAACTATAATCTGTTTGTCATCAACCGCAGAGAATTGAACTTTCATGGTTGATGGTTTAGAGAATGCAAAACCCTGTACATCTATTGCTGGGTCATCCACCAATGAGATAAACTCGACGCCAGTGGGGTCCTGGTCGTCGGTGTTTATCATCAGTTCATATAATGGAAGCTTCTTATCTTTTATCATTATCTTTATCAATTAAATATGTTATATTGTATTAGCCTGTTGAATGTTACTAACCTTCTTCTGTGTCTTAGTTATATCAGACTCAAGTACATAAACCCTTTGGTCCGCATTGCCACTAAAGTTGTTAGGAGCAGAATTACCAAGACCGAATAAACTCGGAGCAGATATATTTGCAGGATTGCCTGTGTCTTGTACACCACCCGCAGCAAGAGGTGTTGCACTTGTTGTATCTGAACCACCTGAAGCAGAACTACTCTCATAGTTTGCTGCAAGGATAGCTGCAATCTGTGCAGCACCCATAACACCAATAGCAATTGCTTCTGCAATATTTACTCCTATAGGACCAGGCTGAGCCAATGCGCCAGTAATCGCCTGAGCAGTATTGATACCAGCTGTAATTGCAGCAAAAGCTTTCTGACGTTTGAATTGTTTATTTAATAATTCATCTTTTCTTTTTGCTCTTTCAGTATCGCTTAACTTTTCAGCCTTTAAGTTTTCATTTTCTTGTGTATTAAACAGGTCATTGATAGAAGTTAAACTATCAGAATAATCTTTTGCAATAGTTAAACCCCTATTAACACCATCAAGTCTTGCTTTTCTCTTGTCGTCTTCAAGTTTCTTCTCAGCAGCCAGTTCTAAATTATTATATTTTTGAATTATCAATAATTTATTTGCTCCGGTTGTATCTGCATCCTTTAACTCCTGGTCCTGCGCTTTCTGCCTTGCATCTGCTGCAGCAGTATCAGCATCTTCTAATGCCTGTAATTGTGCATTAATATTATTAGGATTAGCTGCTGCAAAACCAGCAGAAGATGAAGCTTTGTTTGTTGAGTTTGTCAACTTACGCTCTTCTAACTGCTGATTGTATGTAAATATCTGGTCTTGAACCGCTTTATTGGCATCAAATATAATTTTTGCTTTCGCTTCCTCAGTTATATTCGTTTGATGCAAAGCAATATTTGCATTATCTTCAATCTGTTTAATGGTTGCTTTGTTAATATCTTCCAATCCTTTAGCCTTAGCCAAATTGATTGTATCATGTGCCTGTATATTTACTCCTATTTCAGTATTTACCCTGTCTTTTTCCGCTTGAATAAGCTGCAGACTTGTAGCTTTAACCTGGTCTATCCTTATCTGATTAGCCCTATCTTGTTCTTTAGTGTTTGTAATTGTAGAACCATCAAGAGGGTCAAGCTGTTTCTTATGTGTCTTGATGAATTCAATCTGTTCCTGTAATGCAAGCAGTCTCTTCTTATTACCAGCTGCAGTTGCACCATCATTTACTGCTTCAATCTTTGCATAATTATTTTGTAAGTCTTGCAACTCTTGTTCAGCAAGTTTTTTACGTCTTGCTGCTGTAGCTTCATCTATGCTTTTCTGTTGTGCTGCTAAGTCGGCTTGTTGAATTTTTGCATTATTTGCAAGTG